TATCGTGTATGACGGATATTGCCTCGATACGAACACGACCAAAGGCCAAGCCCGTGCCGCCGCCCTGGGCGGTGTGGTCGCAAATAGCGGGACGCTGACGACGGCGACGGGCGCGATTATTGAAATTCAAGGCGAGATCACGGTGAACGTTGCGGGGACACTGACGGTGCAGATTGCTCAATCGGTGTCTACGGCGGCCTCGCCCCCTGTAGTTTTGCAAGGATCGTATCTCTGGGTTCACGATATGCCATGATGGGAGATCGAGATGGCCACGATGACATTCGGTCTGTCGGGTGCGATCGTCAATAGTAACAAGACCTACAGTAGCACCGACGCCGACGTGACGAGCCTGCTGCAATGGGCATCGGATGCCTATTCGGCACAGATTTTGGCGCAGCCACCGACAGTCAAATTTACTGGCTCGATCTCGGGGACAACGCTAACGGTGACCGCTGTTGCATCGGGCAACCTCGCTACCAATCAATTCCTCTTCGGCGGCGGCATTGCTCCAGGCACCTACATCACGGCGCTCGGCACCGGAGGAGGCGGGCCTGGAACCTACACGGTGTCCACCTCGCAGACGGTAGCTTCTTCGCCTACACTGACCTCTTATGGTCCCGATATCACGGCAACCGGTCTCTACCAGGGCACGATGAACGCCTGGATACAGGCCCAGCAAAAGTGGACGAAGGATCATAACGTCGCAGCGGTGCCGACACCGCCGCCGATGGGTTGGTCTTAAGGCTTTTGCTGCTGCTTCTGCTCTTGCTCGAGTATCTGCTGCTCGCGCGTGGCGATCTGCTGCGCGGCGGTATGGTAGGCGCGACGGGCGATCTGCAGGCCGTTGGTGATGAAGCGCGGCTCTCTGGCGCCTTCGGTCAACCAGACCCCGAATAATTTGATCAGCTGGGCATGGTAGGCCTCGTTGAGCGCTCGCCGGTCCAGTTGTATCAGCGTCGCGTCGAGCGGGATGCCCTGGTAGAGCTGCACTTCCTCCGGTTTTTGTTCTGCTCCTAGCCACCGGGTAAGGGCAAAAAGCATCAGCAGCACGGACATGAGGATTGCCGCGGCAACCAGTATCCTGCCGAGCAGGCTGTTCATGTTCTTGACTGTATAGCAAAATCGGCTTTATTCTCCCATCGTTTTCGATTGGCCCGCGTAACGGGCTGCTCGAGTGGCGACGTAATCGCTCAAATAACCTCGATACGAGTGGCGACGTAATTGCTGAGGAGAGGAGTAAACCACGTCATGGCTGACGAGGATGACGATGCACAAGCACAGCTCGGTGAACAGGACGGGGAGGAGCGGGAGCTTGGGGCCGACAGTGGCGGAGCCGAAGGGCAGGACACCACAGGGGGGAACGAAGACAGCGAAATTTCCACCCAACGCACTGACGCCGATGAAGACGAAGGGACATCACCGTCGCGGACCTCCGCTAAGCCTGCGGACGAGCCACGAAGGAACGAGAGATACCAGCGACTAGCCAATGAGAACCGCGACTACAAGGATCGGCTCGATCGGCTGGAACGCGAGCGGGAGCTAGAGCGACAGCAGTGGCAGCGTCAGCAGCAGTCCTACGCCGAGCAGCAGGAGCGCGAGCGCATCGCGCTGATGACGCCCGAGGAGCGCAACGAGTATCGTTTTACTCAGTATCAGAGGAATACCGATACCCGTATGCAGCAGGCCGAAATACGTATGGCCATGCAGATGGACAAGTCCAACTACGATGCGCAGGCCATGAACGATCCCATTTATCGCCGCATGGCGCCCGAGGTCGAGCGGGTATTTCAGGAGCAGTTGCGGCGTGGGCAACCGGTCGAGCGGCAGATCATCTTGGAAAATCTGTTGGGCAAGCAGGCCTTGAATGGGCGGGCTGCCAAAACAGGATCGGCGCGCCAGCAGGCTCGCCGAAGGGTAGAGAATGAACGGGTGGCACCCGCTGCCGGCAAGAGCAGCGCGACGCAGACCCGTAAGCTATCGACAGCCGAAGAACGGCTGAAGGACGTTTTAATCTAGCGGGCCCACCGGCCCGCGCAGTGAGCGAGGGCCGTCATGGCGACCATTGGTGGACAGACCGCAAACGTATCCAGTCAATTTTCTGGCGACGTCGTCAATTATATTGCGGAGAAGACGTTGCCGCTGGCACGCCGGCAGCTCGTCGCCTATCAGTTCGGTGACCCGCTCACGCTGCCTAAAGGCCGCGGCACCACTTATACGGCCACGCGTTACATGCGCCTGCCCTTGCCGTTGGCTCCGATCTCGGAAGGAGTGCCGCCGATCGGCGAGACCATGACCATCCAGCAGGTCAGCGCGGTCGCCCAGCAGTGGGGCGACAAGGTGACCATCACCGATGTCGCCGAGATGACGATCTATCATCCGCTTTTTCAGAAGGCGACCGAGCTGGTGGGCCTGCAGATAGCTGAGACACTCGAACGCAATACATTCCAGACGCTGCTCAGCGGCACGCAGTACAATTTCGTCAATTCGCGTGCCTCGCGCGCGACACTCGTCGCCGGTGACGTGATCTCGCCGTTCGAGGTGCAGCGGGCTTATGCGCTTTTGTTCAATCAAGGCGCACCGCGCTTTTCCGGCGACGAGCAGACCGACACCAAGCTCGATGCCGATGCAGGGGGAGCAAAGGCTTCTAACAACCCGCGGCAAATGCCGCATTTCACTGCAATCATTCACCCGTTCGTTGCTGCCGATCTGCGGCAGAACCCTGCGGTGCAGACGGCCTGGAGCTATAGTGACATTAACCGGCTCTACAACTATGAAGCTGGCGAGTTCAACGGCATCCGTTTCTGCGAGAGCAATATGGTGCCGTCGTTCACCGGCTTTGCTAATAACGCAAACGGTGTGACCTATACGCCCAGTACGACCGGCGGTTCGTTAACTGCCGCTGGTGGCCCTTATTTTCTGCAGGTAACTGGCACTGATCTTAACAACAATTTCGAGAGCCAGATTTATGCGATCTCGCCCTCGACGGCGATTGCTTCCGGCACCACTGGTTCGATTGCAGTGCAGCTTCCTTCTACAGCCGGCTTTACCTACAACGTCTACATCTCGACCAGCGCGACCATGGCCGGTGCCAAGCTTGGCGGCGTGACGGCTGCGAGCGCAGTGCAGGGGCCGACGACAGGCGCTTATCAGGGCATGGCGGTAGGCTTGCCGGCGGGTGGTGTCGTGACCATCGGCAGCATCGGGGCCACGCCCTGGCAGGCTGCGCAGAACGCCACGGCGGCAACGGCGACGCCACCGGCAGCGCCGGCTTCCGGCATCACGGTTTATGCGACGTTCATCATCGGGCGCGGTGCCTACGGACAGGTGAAGCTCGACGACGTCAAGTTCACCTACCTGCGCGAGGCGGATAAGAGTGATCCGCTCAATCAGCTGCGTGTTGTCGGTTGGAAATGCTTCTACGGCACGTTGATCGAGAACCAGAATTTCTTCATGCGGCTCGAAAGCGTGTCGCAGTTTGGGCCGAGCTTCGATCATCCTTCCGGCATCCAGAATTTCTGATGGTGATGTCATGGCGGTAATCAGCTTCACGGGTTGCGCGCTGACTGGCATGGCATTTCAGCCGGCATTCAATGCTGCACAATTGACGCTGGCCATGGGCACACCGGTGACCGGTGGGCCCTTCACCCAGGCCGATCTGGCGCAGATTGACGCTGCCATTCTTGATGATCTCAATCCAGCGCGGACGCTGCCTCCTAACTTTGGGGCGACAGCAGGCCTTACTCGAGGCCTGTTGTTTGTTCCCAATCGAGGCTATCTGCAAATAAGACCGGGCGATTATGTTGCTTATGATGCAGCAACCGGCTGGCCGGTCTTGATTTCTGGCCGAGCTGCTGCAGGAGCAGGATGGACACACACATGAACGATGATGATCTGCTTACCCCTGCTGAGCTGTCGGCGATCGAGGCCGAGGTTCAGAAGGAAATTGATAAGGAAGAGAAGGCGAAGGCCAAGGAGAAGGTCAAGAAGGAGCTGACCGCTAGGGCACGCCGCGAGCGCGGGCTGGCCGAGCCACTCGAAGAGATCATCATCGATCTGCCCGATAGTGCCGACAAGATACTGGTCAACAATTTCGCCTACATGCAAGGTCTCACCTACACGGTCAAAGGCAGCGTCGGTGCGATGCTGCGTGAGACCATGCAACGGGCTTGGAGCCATCAGGCCGAGCTTGAAGGACGCTCGAAGGACTTTTTCCGGCGCGA